GCTACTTCTGGCGGTTACCTCAACATGTGTGCTGGTCAGAGTGCCTTTGCGGGCAATATAGGCACTGGCGGCGGTCATTTGGGTCAGTTGCAGGCTGGCACTGGTGTTGGTGTTCCGATTTCACCTCGCAATCTGTTTGCCAATTTGTCTGAGGGTGTCACGGCTACTATCAACGATTTGCGTCAGGCCTTTGCGGTTCAGCGTTTGCTCGAGCGTGATGCGCGTGGCGGCACTCGTTACACTGAGATCGTGCGTGCTCATTTCGGCGTGTCGTCTCCCGATGCGCGTTTGCAGCGTCCCGAGTACTTGGGCGGCGGTCACACTCCGGTCATCGTGAATCCGATCGCGCAGACTGCGCGTGCGGAAACGACCACGGTCGGTTCGCTTGGCGGTATTGGTACTGCGGTTGCCCAGCATGGTTTCAGTTCGGCGTTTGTTGAGCACGGCTATGTCATCGGCCTGGTCAACGTGCGTGCGGATCTGTCCTATCAGAATGGTTTGCGTCGTCATTGGACGCGTTCGACCCGGTATGATTATTATTTCCCTGCGTTCGCTCATTTGGGCGAGCAAGCGGTGATGTCGAACGAGATTAAGTACAATTATCGCGTGTTGGCGGATGATCCCGTTTTCGGCTATCAGGAGCGTTGGGCGGAATATCGCTATTCTCCGTCCCAGATTTCGGGTAAGTTCCGTTCGACCTATCCTGGCACTCTGGATGCTTGGCATTTGGCGCAGAATTGGGACTTTATCCCGGTGTTGGATGATGCTTTCATTGAGGAATATCCTCCTGTGGATCGTGTCATCGCGGTGCCGAGTGAGCCCCATTTCATTTTTGATTCTTTCTTCGAGACTCGGATGGCGCGGCCGATGCCGCTGTATTCCGTTCCCGGCATGATGGATCACTTCTGATGTGGCAACAATTCGCTATCCCTGCTGCTGCTTCGTTGCTTGGCGGGTTGATCGGGAAGCGTTCGCAAGCTGATGCGAACGCTACCAATGTTCGGCTCGCTCAAGAGAATCGTGATTTTCAAGAAAGGATGTCAAGCACTGCTTATCAGCGTGCAATGGCGGATATGAAGGCCGCTGGTCTGAATCCTATGTTGGCCTATTCGCAAGGTGGCGCGAGCCAACCTGCGGGTGGTGCGGCTCAAGTTCAGATGGAGTCTGGTTCTTTGGTTTCTTCTGCTCAGAATGTCGGCGGTTTGATCAATCAAGCTCAGGGCGTTTTGCAGTCCAAGGCAGCTACCGAGCAGCTCGAGGCCCAGACCGCTAAGGTTAGGGCTGAGACTCAGGCGGCAGAAGCCTACACTGCTCGTTTTCTGGCTGAGACTGACAAGGTTCGTGGTGAGGCCGTTTCGGCTACTTCCCATGGCAAGCGTGATGCGCTGACCTGGGAGGAGGATGTTGCGCAGCGTCGTACGGGCACTTTGCAGAAGAATTTGGAGCTTCGGCGTGGACAGGAGACCTTTTCAGCGGACGTTGCCCAGCGTGAGGCGGAATCTCTCACGTCAGCCGCAGAGACCCGCCGGCGGCGGGCTGAGGCGTCGTTATCTGAGATGGACCTCGCGAGAGGACGGTCCCAGGAGGCTTTTTACTCGGGAATCGGTCAGGCGTCGCCGTATATTCGTATGTTGCTTGATCTTATGCGCGGCATTAGTTCTGCTGGCCGCGCGATTGGTGGTCGGTAAGTAAAGGAGTTCATTATGTATTTGCGTGTTCCTGGTTCTTATGATGCTTCGGAAGTTTCGGCGGCGTGCAAGCCGCGCACTTCCGGTGTGTCGTTGGCGAAGCAGTCCTTCCGGGACGCTTCGGATATCAACGTTATCGTCAAGCGTTTCGGGCTCACGGGTCAGTTGCCGATGGGCAATCCCCGGGTGCCCATGACGGGCGATTTCTGTGATGCGCCTGATTTTCAGACTTCGCTGAATTTGGTTCTGGCGGCTCGCCAGTCGTTTGAGCGTCTTCCGGCCAAGTGGCGTGAGCGCTTTGGTCATGATCCGGCCAATTTCTTGGCCTTCGTCGAAGACGAAAAGAATCATGATGAAGCCGTCAGGCTGGGTCTGATTGAGCGTCCGCCGGAGCGGACGCGTGATGTTGTGCAAGCTGTTGATGAGCTTGCTGCTAAGCTTACGCCGAAGGCGTAGCGCTTTTTTCTCCCTCGGGGCCTTGTCAGGCCCCTTTTTTTTTGCTCCAATTGTCGTGCGCGATTCGTGCGCGGTTTTTTAGGAGCATTCTTGTGTCTACTGCTATGTCTATTGATGAGATTGCGCGCACTCTTGCGCGCTTTGAGCGGCAGCGTTCTGTGATCAGCGGTGCGCTGATTGGTGAGGACGTGCGTGCACGTCTGTTGGCCCAGCATGATTCGGCTGTGGCTCTTTTCGCGTCTTCGCTGGATTCTTCCAAGGCCGGGGACGGGGGCGGCACGCCCCAGGTGCCTAGCGCGTTGAAGAAAGGCGCGTGATGCGGTTTTCGCCGCGTGGGTGTGGGGTGCGTCAGGATCTGCCTCCTGCGCGCTCTGCTAAGCCGTATTTGCGGCTCTTGACCAGTTGCCTCTCTTGTAGTCAACTGGTCTAGGTGACACCGGGCTGGTCTGGGGTCACCTTTTCAACTCAACGGAGGATCTATGCGTTTCAAGGTCAACAAGCGGCGCTCTTCGCGCCAGTTCAATCGTCAGGATGGTCGCACCAAGGCGATCAACCTGCGGGGCGCTCCCATGCGTGGGGGCATTCGTCTGTGAGTTGTTTCCACCCGATAGAGGGGTTTCGTACCCCTCACGGCGTGGTTTTTTCGGCGTTGCGTCGTCATGACATCATCGGACCTATCGAGATTCCGTGTGGTCAATGCGTTGGATGCAGGATGCGTCGGGCTTCCGATTGGGAGCTTCGTTGCATGCATGAGGCGTCGCTTTGGGAGTCGAATTGTTTCGTCACGCTCACATATGCGCGGGACGGTCTTCCTCCCAATGGTTCACTCGAGCATCGGGACTTTCAGCTGTTTCTCAAGCGGGTGCGAAAGCACTTCGGTAAGAGGCGCGTAAGGTTCTACATGTGCGGTGAGTACGGTCCTACCTCTGGTCGCGCTCACTATCATGCGTGTTTGTTCAATGTCGATTTTCGTGAGGATCGGGTTCCGGCTGGGAAGTCTGGATCTGGTCATGTCTTTTATACGTCCGATACGCTTACTCGTTTGTGGTCCCATGGGATTGCTACGGTTCAGGATTTGACTCGTGAGACTGCGGGCTATTGTGCGCGTTACATCATGAAGAAAGTTCTAGGCCCGGATTCGGATAAGGCGTATGAGCGTGTTACTGAGGATGGCGAGATTGTGGCATTGAAGCCAGAGTATTCGGCTATGAGTCTCAAGCCGGGTATTGGTGCTCAGTGGTTCGAGCAGTTCGGTCGGGACGTCTATCCCGGGGATTTTGTCGTGGCTGATGGTGTTCGGCGTCGTCCGCCGAAGTACTATGACCGTCTGATGGTTAAGCGGCATGCAGAGTTAGCGGACGGGATTGAATATGACCGTTTTCTGAAGTCTGTTAAGTGTCGTGATGAGGCTACGCCTGAGAGGCGAGCCGTTCGTGAGAAAGTGGCGAAAGCCCGTATTCGTAATCAATTAAGGAGTTTGGAATGAGTAAGTTTGCTGTTTGTGCTGTCCGTGACAGCGCGATGGATTCGTTTGGGCGTCCCATCTTTGCGCCCACTCTGAATTCGGCCATTCGTTCTTTTGCTGATGAAGTCCGCCGGGGCGGCGATGACAATCAGCTGGCGAAGCATCCCGAGGATTTCGAGCTTTACCACTTGGCGTGGTTTGAAGATACTACCGGGGTCTTCTCTCCCCTGGATGGCGGTCGTCCGATCGCTCTTGGTCGTGGCAAAGATATTGGAGGCCTGTGATGGCTATGAATTTCAAGAATCGTTCGGTTTCTACGCATGAGTTCGCGATGGTTCCGCGGGCGGATATCCCGCGTGCCTCGTTCTCTGTGCAATCGAGTCACAAGACTACCTTCGACGCTGGCTGGTTGATCCCGGTCTACTGTGAGGAAGTTCTTCCCGGGGATTCGTTTCGCGTAAAGATGACTGCGTTCGCCCGGCTGGCGACTCCGTTGTTTCCGCTGATGGATAACCTTCACCTCGAGTCGTTCTTTTTCTTCGTTCCCAATCGTTTGGTCTGGAATAACTGGGCGCGTTTCATGGGCGAGCGTGATTCGCCGGATGATCCGGTTGATTATGTTGTGCCCAAGGTGGATTTGTCGTCGGGTGACTACACCGGTCAGGACATGCGGCAGACGATCTTCGATTATTTCGGTCTTCCTCTGATTGAGATTTTCGGTGCTCACTGGATTTCGGGCTCCGGCGCTGGTGCGGACGTCAACGCGTTCCCGTTTCGTGGCTATAACTTGATCTATAACGAGTGGTTTCGGGATCAGAATATTCTTCCCTCGATCACCGTTCCGAAGGATGATGGCCCCGACCCTGGTTCTACCTACGAGTTGAAGCGTCGTGGTAAGCGCCATGACTACTTCACTTCGGCCTTGCCCTGGCCTCAGAAGGGCGACCCGGTGAATATCCCGTTTTCGGGCATGGCTCCGGTTCAGACTGTCTCTGGTGGTGATGCCTATGCGAGCTATCCAGGCGGTACTTTTGCGTCTGCTTTGCATTGGGAAATTGCGGCTACTCCTGGCGGCTTCCTCAATCCCGGTGCTGGTC